CATTGAAAATGGGCTAAAGACAGGTGGTCTCCTTGGTGGACGTTACGTCCAGGAAGGCAGACTCAGGTTAGGTAATCCACCTTCTGTGAAGGTGTCCCCGATCGGGGAACCCGGACTTAAAGTTCGGACGATTACCGCTGGCGAGGCATGGGTTACACTCATACTATCACCGCTGGGCCATGAAATGCTTTCATGGCTTAGCCACCATCCTAGCTGTCGAACAGCTATTATTGGTGGTTCGCCTGCTTATGAGTTCGTTAAACGAACTCAATATCCCGGTGTTCACAAGCCAGGAGATTATCTCCTGACGAGTGACCTGACCCAGGCTACAGAGTTCCTCTGTAGGCATCGGCTAAGGCCCCTAATGGGGGCCTTCATAGATACCTATTTGGGCTTTAAAAGCCCATTTAGACATCTGTGCCTAGATCTCTTGGTTTCACCAAGATTTCTAGAGAAATCCGATTTAATCGGATATGAGTACCGTGGAAGTTTAACTTCCAGAGGCGTACTTATGGGAGATCCCGGTGCCAAGGCAGCCTTGACACTGACGATGCTCGCAGCAGAAGAAGAGGCATATCGAAGATATGTCCATATCACGGATAATCCTGATATCTTCTGTAGTCAATTACCCCCAAGGGAACCTTGGAGAGTTTTTGACTGTGCAGGTGATGATCACGCTGCACATGGTCCTCTAGGTTACCTAGATACCATTACCACCGTCCTGACCGAAGGCCAGAACAAGGTTTCCTTGGAAAAGTCATTCAAGTCTAAGACTGGATGCTTTTACGGTGAAGAACTGGTTTTAAACCATGTTAATGCAGTATGGGAGTCTAAGACCCCTCTGCATCTTCGCCCATATAGAGAGACATTACATGTCGACTCTATAAAGGTGCGGCTACTCTCACCAGCTGAGCGGGTGACAGTAGTTCAGGATGAATCGAACCCTGCCATAGGCAAGGCCTTCTACCTGAATAAGAAGGTCCTCTGGTTACCAGAGAATCTACAGCGGAAAGATCGATCCTTTTCAAGGTTCGTCTACCTGCGCTTTAAGCAAAGGTTTTCCCCATTCTGTGAATGGAGAACCGCAATGACCTACCTCCCAGAGTATCTTGGAGGTTTAGGTATCCCCTTCTTCGGATCTGATCCGACGAG